TTTTTTTAGCTTTTCATTCTCGGCTTCTAATTTCAATCTGATTGGTTCTTCTCCTTCCCAATTGATACAAGTTATGCTATCATCTGTTGATTTTAATACTCTTTTCAACATTTCATTTTCTTCTTTTAGCTTTTCGTTTTTGGCTTGCACCTTATCAGCTAATAATTGTCCTATGACTGAATTAGTTTCGCCTTTCCAATCTTGGATGAATTTGACAATAGTTTTTTCCTCATGCTCCCTGCCCTTTTCGTAGGCTAATAATTCGGCAGGCGTTTCAAATCCAGTAATTTCTTTATAGCCTTTCATTTCCTCAACCCACTTCTCTATTGGTGTTGGTGTTGTTTCTTGTTTAGGTTCTTCTTTTGGAATGACGATTTTGTATTTATAGATATTCCAATGAGATATATAATTAAACTCTTTATCTTGACAAATTTTATCTTTAGTAATTTCAACCCATTCACAACTTGGATTCTTAACAAACCATTCTAAAAACTTATCATCAATAGCTTGTACACCATCTTTAATTAAGTCTTGGTCTGTTGTTAGAATTATTTTTTTGCACCCAGAAAAATTGTAATTAGAATCTTCACATCTTCTTGGTTTACCTATAACTTCTCTATTAAGAAAAGTTAAATACCAATCTTCATCTTCAGGTTTTTCATCAAAAGTGATGTAGATGTGTTGTAGTTTTGAGTTAGATGAACTCATTACTTCTGCACCTAAGTTTAACTTACCACTATTTAAAATGGATAACCTACTTGGTTTATCTGTCGGTATTAAATGTATGTTTTTCATATTAATTCTTTTTAAGACCACAAAGGTAATATATTTTAATTAAACCACCAAATTATTTTTACAAAAATTAATTTATAGGTGTTTTTTACACAAAAATGAATATATTTAAAAAAAATATAAAAAAAAACTTGTATTATCAAATTAAAGTGTTATTTTTGTATCACAATTATAAACAATACCACTATGACTAAGAAAAAAGAAGTAATCATCCCTCAAATCATTAACAATGTAATCGGTAAATGTGATGATTTAATTAATCAAGCAATGGAACGTGAAAACAAAAGATTCCAATCCTTAATAACAAAATTCCAAGAATGGTATTTAAGGCAAGATCCCAATCAAAAGTTTATTTACGGTCCAATTATACCATTTTTACAACAATTATCAGGTAACTATAAAGTTGGTGGAACAGTTGAGTATTATTCAATAAGCTATTCATTCCCTGACAATAGAAAAAGTGGTGTGTTAGTTTATAACCAAGAATCATTTGATAAATGGTTTGATAGATACAAAGAAGATTATAAAATCAATCAGATTTGGAAACTTACCCAATCAATGATGAAACACTTAACCGATAAAGATAGTTTAAGTTCCAATGTGAGAATTAGTAAAACAGCAAAAGGTTTCTGTGTTGAGTTCCAATACTTAAATGACGGACAATTATTCAACTACCAAACTGACGCAATTGAAGCGGGCGGTCATAACATCCAATGTTTCCACTACCGATACATAACCAAAATTAAAAAAGTGACTAACTAAGTCACTTTTTTTATGTCCATTACTATTTATATGATATGGAAAATATTTTATTGCAAGAAATAAATAGAATGAGGAAATTAATGAATCTTATGGAAGTTGAAGATATTAAAACCGAAGATACTTTAAAAAACGATCCTCAAAATCAAAAAATTATTCAGTCGTTGAAACAGCAAATTGGCGGTGAAAAAGAAATCTATATTAAACTTGTAGATAATAGACCCGGTAAAGAAGGGAAAATAAATATAGTGAAAATGGTAAATGGTGAAGTTATTGATATAGATGATGATCAACCAGAACCTATTAATGAAAGTATTATAGACACCCTTAAAATAGGTGCGGTATGTTTTATATTAGCATCAGGTATGGTTTCCTGTAAAAAAGAAGATTCGTATAACATATCAAAAGACTCAAGGTTTATATTAAAACCAAATATTTTAAATACGTTAGGTAAAGAGTTTTTTGATAGTCCTGTTAATTCTAAGAGTAAAATATATATTTGGGCAGGCAATCAATCAGGTTCAAATACAAGATACTTATACCACGATTACTCAAATCAAGATAAAAAATATGGTCCAGTTTTTAATCAAAATTATCCTGATTCTTTCGCTTACGGTTCAAATGGTATTACCCCAACTGAAGTTATTCAAATTCTACCATTTAATCAGACTACGGTTAGTAAACTACAACCCTATAATAAAACAGGTATACCATTAGATACTTTATTAGGTAAATATAAAAATGTGGTTGTGGTAGATGTATTAGGTTCATCACACTATGATTGGTCAGATCCAAATAACCCAAAAGAAGTAAGTAATAATAAATATAAAACAGGTTACGCTATTTATTTAACAAATATTGATGGTATTAATATAGGTGAATTATACCCAACTACATTAGACGTGATGTTTGGTACTTATAAAAACCCAATTACCGGTAATGATAAATTAATGGGGTTAGATGATTACTATTTTGGTAATTTTAATAATTTATTAAGTGATAAACCAGAAATATAAGGACGGTGAAATAATTAAACAAAAAAAGGTGGATTTTACTCCACCTTTTCTGTTTCTGATGATACGGAAGCTTCTTCAGCTTCAATAACTTTTATTTCAGGTATTATATCATCTCTCACTATATTGAAATTAAGTTTGGTTAAATCATCTAGTGACGTTGAATTAAACAATTCCTCTAATTGTCTTTTCTTCTCAGCCAATAATTTAATCTTTTGTTCTCTTTCAATATTAACTCTTATTATTTGTGATATAAATCCTAACATATCTGTAAAAGATATTGTAGGTTCTTTCGTTATCAAATAAGTTAAATTGTCTTTCTTTTTAACAATTATACCCTCTTGTTCTATTTCCCATTCAGGTTTGAAGTAACATTTCATCAATTTTATTTGTCCATCAAATTCAAAAGAAAACACATGTCCCTTATATTCTTCAAACACATCATCTATATTAGTCATCTTTTTTCTCCTTTTCTGTTTCATATATTGAATGTAATGTCGATTTATCAATTTCCATTAATATTTTATAATTTAAAAAGTCATCAGAACTATAATCACCTACTTGTTCAAATTGTATTCCTTTCGGTGTAAATATAAGTCCATTAACAACACCCCCTGTTGGGTCTAAAAATTCAATTAACACCTCTTCAATATTAAATAATTCTTTTGGATTAATATGGTGGTGAACCGTTTCATATATTTCAGTTGAAAACATTAATTTATCTGCATCATTAAATATTTTATATCTCCTAAAAAGATATTCTTGGATATCACAACCTTTTAATTTAATTAACCACCTATTAGTTTTAAGTGGTTCAAAATACTCCCATTTACTTAATTTCATAATACTACCATTCTGGATTTAATTTATATCTTAAATGGTCTAATAAAATTACAATACCAGCCGAAAAACAAGCATCAAAAAATGTAGTTACTAAAAAACTACCACCAATGAATACCGATGTTGGGCTAAATAATACTAAACTTAAAAACCAACCAACGTGAAAACCACAACATAGCGGACATCTAAAAACAGAACTCCAATATTCATTTATACTTTCAGTCCAATCCCTTAACCATTTAAAAATCTTGCTTTGAGTTACAATTGTTGTAATCCCAAAACTAATAATACTAAATAAAAAAACATTCATCATAACGTAAATCCACAAATTAAAAGTGTTATTATTATTGAAAGTGATACACCTAAAACAATTAACTCTGTCATAGGTATAGGTCTAACTCTTTCAGCTGTTATTCTCTTATAAAATAAGAAACCGCTTCTTAAACAATTTAATAAACTTATCACAAAAAGAAATACTAAAATATGTGTCATTTTACTCCGTGACCTTTCATTGATTTTTTAATTTTATTCACATTCTTCCACATTACCTTTGTTTCGGACATTAATTCTTTTAATTTTTTTCTCAACTTAAATGAATATACTTTCTTACCTTTAATATAATATTGTTCAGATAATATCTCAACTTCTTTTAATATATTCTTTAATTTTTGATACTCTTCCATATTATTCAACCTTATCTTGGTTTATTAAACCCATATTAGTTAAATATTCTTCAACAACATTCCAATTAATAAAAGGTCTACCATAAGCAACTTCTTTACCTTCTTCATCTTTAGTTGTCATTATACTTAAAGGAGCACCCAAAGCAGCATCATCAATATATAATTCAGCATAACACTTCGAACTACTAGTCCAATTAGCTTGCGTTGGATTAAAACCCACACTATATAATTTAATATCATTACCCTCAAACCAATCAATAGCATCACCCAATTCATGACCACTACGCATTGTGTTTAATATTAATTGATGACCATTTTCTACCAACTTTTTTAATACCGGAACCGCCCCAATATCCTGTCCTACTTTTGGATATTCATGAGCCACAACTGTTCCATCAAAGTCGAGGGCTATAATAATACCCCCACTATTTTTTAAATTTCCATTCATATCCTTTATATTTTTTTCTTTATTTATTTTTTTGATTTAATACTGCAATACCACAAGTAATTGCGTCAGCAATATCATAATTATTCTTTTTTAATCTACCCTTACTATCTTTTAACCATTCTAATTTAGGGTATAATTTATTCACTTCATCAAATATTACTTTCTTCTTATCTAATGTAGCAAAACCCTCTTTATCTACCTTATAATAATGTTTGTGTTCTTCTTTAATTTCATCAATATTATCAGCTTTTTTCTTATAAGCCCCGAATAATACCAATTTGTTTTTAGCCGAACCTACTTGCATTAGGTTAGGGAATGCTTTCGCTCTCGAATCATATGATGAAATGTATTTTGGTGCTACACCTAATATATCATAACACATCTTAGAGATAATACCATTAAACTTTAATAGAGTTGCCACTGTATATACATTGTTTGAACCTAATAAAGGTTCTTCAATCCAAATATGTTTAATTGGCATACCTTTATATTCTTCAATAAGGGTTTGAACTAAATTGGCTTTTTCATATAATAGAGACTCTGTTGTAGCGTTTTTAACCTTTGGTTCAATTTGTTTAAGTTCTAATACTTTTTCATTTGTATAGTCAAATAGAGCGATACCAACACAAGTTGTTGATACGTCAAGACATAACATAAATACTTTTTCCATATATGGAATATATAAAGAAATGAAAGATTGTAAATATTATATGGTTTTAGAAAAACTAACAACTTTTCTATTTTGATGTGTAAAAATAAAATCCATTTTAATACTATCAACCACACTATCAACTTCAATCTCTAAATCATTTATAACAAGATCTTTGGGATTGTGTTGAGATATTAAATAATTTAAATAACTAGATATAGTATGGGAGTAATCTATCAAATCAGGATATTTAACATTATAATATAGTATTTTATTATCCAAATCTTCACCATTACTAATAATAATTTTACCTTCATATCTAATAGCATTATCAATATCAGCATAATCTAAATCATATTCCCACAATTCATCTACTTTAATAATATATTTTAATGATTTAATATTATTTTTAGTTAAAAAATTATTACTAGCATCTTTAACCATTTTTCCAAATTCAACAGATCTCTCGTCAATGTTTCTTGGGATGAAAAGTTTCTTTTTTTCTTCTCTTAATATTTTTTTAATAATATCTTTCACATTAAAAATCTAAATTTATTTGATATATTGTTGAGTTTTGTCTTGATTTAATTACTGGCGTAGCCAATTTAGCAATACCTACTAAATCTTTATCATCACTATATATACCTACTTCACTTATATATGGAGTTCCTGTAAATACATTAAATGTTGGATTTACCGACCTATTAAACATAGTTTCATCAACAACACATAATAAATTAGTTTGATAAACCGTAGCTCCAATATCGGTTGATACATTACCAAATAAAAACTCTTCATCACCTAATTGTAAAGACGATGTTGTTGTATTACCTGACATATAATTAACAATATTAAACTGCGAACCATAAGTTAAAGCCGACCAACTTAATCTTATCTTACTACTACTTAAATTAGAACCAATAATTGGAAAACCTACTGATTGATTTCTTACCGATGAAGTTATATCATATATTGTCCAACCAGCGGAGTTATATGTATCCCCACTCATAGTTTTCTTTAATAATACATATAATCTATCAGCAGTATAACCAGTAAAATTACTAAAATTAGAAAGGAAACCAAACCCACCAATAGGAAAAGATAAGAAAATATCTGTTTGTTCATTTTTACTTGGGGTAATTGTTGAATAATTTAAACAAGGTAAAGCCGTTGTAAACCCTGTTGATGATCCTAACATATAACTTACCCATAATTGCTCAGTTGTTGCAGATAAAATACCTATAATATCCTCACCACAAGGATCTACAATACTTTCAGTTAATATAGGTGTCGGTAATGTCCAATTTCTATTTGATTTATATGATAAAGCTGCATTTATTTCTTTATCTTCCATAATAGCAACCTTCAAATCAGGAAATACCTTACCAACATTATAACCATCAATCGTATCTACTAAATCATAATATCTTAAAGAAAAGTCACTATTAACTGTTCTACCTGTAAAACCTGTTGTATTACCAGTCGGTAAATTAAATAAACCTAATGGTGTTGATATATTTAAAAAATCATTATCTAAGAATGTATATGATAAAGTATCTTTATCCAATATAATTTTTCTTGTATCATTAACCAATGAAATAACACCATTAGCGGTTTGAGCCGAATTTAATAAATTAAATCCAACATTTATTGATCCCCTTAAACCAGTTCCACCAGGTTTTGTTATATTTAGTAATGTAAATTCATTATCAATTGCCGTTGACCCTGTGAACGTTGTGATAATTACTCTATCACCAGGATTAAATGGAACTGAATCTGTCATATCAAATATTGACACATTCCCTCTACCATCACCATAGTTTCCTGTTGTTACACCACTAAATGAATAATTCTTTCTACTATATAGATTATATCCTGTAGCGTTAGTTATACCACTCCAACTTAAAACAACGCTAGTATTTTCAGAACCTGTATTATATCCAATACCAAACGTTGTTTTATCAAATAAATAACCATCCTTCTTATAGTAAAACTTCTTATCCGTTAAAGTTTCACCCCTATCAGTAAGTGCTGAAACATAGAATGTATACCCACTTAACATTTTAGCAACACCTACATTCGTAAAACCTGTTATTCGTAAATTAGGTGTGTTTATTGTTGGTATATTTGTTTCAATTTCATTTGTAAAATACTTATCTTCCGTATTAGCTGTAAATGTATGTCCAATCACGTTACTTCTATGATACATAAGTGTTGGGAAACTAAATTTGGTTTTAGTTATAAACTCACCATATTCATTACCAACCGAATTATTCGTATAATGAATAATACCCATATTTTCAAGGTTATTTGGGTAGTTATTTAATAAACTTAAAGAACCTTTATAAACATCTGTTTTGTATGGACCATAACCTGTATTATAACCCATAGGATTTTTATTCCATACAATAGATAAGTTCCAAACCGGAACATCATACTGACTTAAAGTACAAGTTCCTGATAGATTTAAATTACCACTATCCCAATAAGCTGTCGGCGTGTTTAACCCATAATAATTCGTAATTGAATCTCCACTTGGGTAAACAAATATCCTAACCCTTGTATTAGGGAATGTATTTAATTTAGGTAATGATCTATCTAAAGACATAGTAAAATTAGCTCCTATTGTTCCTGTTACACCTGTAATTCTATACCATAAATAAGGTACTGAAGTTGTAACTGATGTTTCACCACTAAAACTAATTAATATTAAATCATTTCTAACAGGAATATAAGCATTCCCTGTTGTCGCAGTTGTTGCCGATATAGTTAAAGTATTAGTAAACTCCCTACTATTAGCATTTAATATTTGCTTATATAAACTAATTGTATTAAATGAAGAACCAGTAAAAAAACCTCTATTTTTAGCGGTATTTGTTATAATATTTTTATCTACATACTGATAATCAATAGTTTTGAAAAAGTTAGTAGGATCCGATTCATTAGGTATTAAAGGATATTTAATATCCGGATTATTATCTTTCGGTTTAAGTATATTAAGACCTGATGGTGTTGGGTAATTATAATTTATTTCACTATCACCTAAAGCAAAAAATTTATAATTTAAAGTACCTGACGCTAATTTATATCTACCAACATCTGTAATCTTAATGTTTAAGATTGGATTATTATTTTTAATAATATATGACATATCAATAAATATTAAGTTAATGGAAAAAATTTTATGTTTTTTAGTTTAACCTCATTACTACTTTTAAGTGAGAAGTTAACCCAAGTATTATCCTTAGTGTCACCAGAAAAATCAATTATTTCAGAATATTTTCCATTCTCACTAAATAAGTTTATTCTTTTATTATTTTTATAAAAATCACAACTAAAATCAACCCCATCGAGATTGAATTGAATGATGTTTTTAGTATTACCTGTTAATGCATAAGTTGTAATCGTATTATAATCAATCTCATTAATAGTTACACTGTTTACATTTATAACGTCAGATAAAGATGAATTATATAATGTCACAATTCCAGATGTTAGATTGACAGTAAAGGCAGTTGTTATATTATATGGATTATGACCGTCACAATTATATTCATATATTTTAGTTGAAAATATATCACCATCAAACATTTGAAAATTCACACAACTTAATGATTCAAAATTAACTATTATTTCATAATCATTCACCGGTAAACCGCTTATACTACTATTATCAGTATATGAATTACTAGCATCTAAAATTATACTACCAATATTAAATGTATTAGCTGTATATGGAATATTTTCAACGTAAACCCCCTCACCTATATCTAATTTAACTAAAACATTACCAAATAATGTAGTGGCAGTTGTAGTTGTTAAACCGGTATAATTAGGTAATCCATTAATTGTAAATGATTGTTTATTAAAATCAGCATATGAAAAATTATTATTAGTGATTGTAAAGCCACTAAAACCTGTGAAATTAGTTGATCCTGATAAGTATAAGTTATATTTATACCCTATATTATTAAAGTTAAAATCAACACCAAAACCTAAACCAGAAGTACCTCTATCAAAAAAACCATTTTTCCTTTCAATAAAATTGTTTGAATAATCAAACGAATCTAAAACTATATTATAAAATCTAGGCCACGAAATTAATGTTAATGTAGAACCACTATAATTAAAAACATTAGGGTAATGATTTGGGTTTAAAATATATCCATTAGAACTTTTATCTTTTCTTATATCACCACTTAAAAATATATTCATGCTTATAAATTATTAACAACATTATTAGATGTAAATACACTACTCTCATCAATACCTCTTTTATATACATATTTCTGAGTTTGAAACTTTGTATTTACTATCTTTTCACCTACAAATGATATAGTTGTAGCAGGAACAAATTGTTTAACTACATTTGACCAATAATCACCAATACTATCCAAATACTTTAATATATGAACATATCTAAAACCTGTAGTACCTGTAGCATTTAAATATTCTTCATACACTTTATATAAAGTAGGATATTCTGATATACCTTTTCTATTTCTTACATTTATTAATCTAGAATAAACATCATCTAAGAAATGTTGTAACCCTTGCGGAGTGTCATTCAACCATTGAGTAAACCAAGTGTTACCTGATAATGTCACATAATAATAGTTATACACATCATTTTCAATCGGTTTACTTAATTTTAAATTCAAATCAATAAACTTATTATTCATTATTAACCTCTCATCATTTGTCTCATAATTAGCATAACTCTCATCGGTATATTCTGATCTAACAACATCTGTTACACCAGACACAAACCAAACTTTCTTATTGTCTATCTCTTGTGTTATTTCATACCCATAATTTAACCCAGGAAACTTTTCAAAGTATTGTTGGTATGTTGGCATTTGATAATAAAAAGTATCGGTATTATCCAATATAAAGGGATAACCTTCAGTATCGACAGGTATTGTACTTGTGTCAATTATTGTACCTGTTTGTACTTCAGTTAAACTAATAACCGACTCTAACTCAGCAATATTAATCTTACCATCGGCTAAATACACATATTCATTCATTTCATATAAACTTTCAGGCGCTCCAATATATTCTAAAATAAAAGTTAAAGCCTTTCTCGTCCCTTTTGATTTAAACAAATAAGCCGAATTTAGAAATAATCGTCTCCAAAATTCTATATCTAATTCATATGGGGTTTTATTTTTAGTATTAGTAAGAACTTGTGTTGTATTAGAACCAAACACATTTGTTAATAAATCATTAGATCCATATATCGTATCAGCTTTCCAACCGATAGTTTCCGCTAAGTTTTTTATTAAATTATCGGCAGCATTATTTTTTTTATCATATGTAACAGTATTAGCAAAAGCCAAACCATCAATGTATTTTTTTATTTCATCAAAACTTCTACCGTAAACTTGTAACATTTTTTGTATTTTTTGATCAGGTGTGTCAAAATCTATGATACTATCAGAAACATAAAATCTAGCAATTAAATTGGATTTAATTTCATCTATATCGTTACCAATATCTACTAATGTAGTTATGTATTGTTCTAAATAATTTAAATTAATATTTGGATTATAACCATAAAAATAGGTTTCCCAAGTTATAGATGTGGTGTCATCCACCAATGTATCATCTACATATCTACGATAATTAAATGTTGCCGTATATAATGGTGTCGAATCTCTATTTAATAAAAATTGTTGTATTTCATCAAATTGTTTAAACGTATTTTCTCTCTCCAAATAGTTTGGTTTAATTAAAAAATTCGCTGTTGATGCTGAAAATATATTACCATTTACACTTATAGTTAAATAAGTATCATCTGTCGTTAAACCCACTAATGGGTTTTCTTGGTTATTATATTCTATTATAAACTTATCATAATATTTAATAAGATTTCTTAATGTTCCACCAGTAGCACTAGTATCTAATAACCCATCACTAGTTAAAGTAATATTATATGGGTTATAAATAAAACCTATAGGTATTTGAAATTGTGTGATGTTTGTTGATGAATTATATGTTAAACTATATAATGCTTGGTTGTAATAAATACCTGCCGGAAAATCAGTAATAATACCATTTACAGCAGATCTTAATCTTTCAGCCAATGATCCATAATTAGCGTAATTTGTAATGTCCGAATAATTAAAGTTTATAAAAATATTTAGATTGGTGTTAAATCCGTTTGTTTGGTAGTTAAATACCGTAGGATACCCTGCCATAGGTAAGATACCTTGTGATGTCTCTAAATTAGTTGTTATACTAAAATCACCAAAACTGAATAATGGAGTTCCTTTAGTTGATTGTAAACCAACTAACCTATCCCCAAATACAGATGAACCATTTCTAAATTGTTTAGTTGCCATTATCCTATTATATTAGCTCTACTATCATTAAAATCTATATTATCCCTTAATCTTCTAATCTCATAATTAGAATCGGTAAGAGTTACTTTTTGTTCATATAAATCGTATTGTTTATATATATTACCGTCAAAGTCGTATATTGTATATACACCATCATCCACATTCTTTACTTGTTCACCATACAACATATATGCCAATGTTTCTACATCATATTCAACCAAATCAACTTCAATGTTTACCGGATTGAAAAATGAATTAGTTAATTTAACCGTTTGGTTTGGTTGTCCAATAAAAGGAATTGCGTTAGGTCTAACACTTGGCGCTGCTGTTGGTGTTAAAGTACAGAATAATAAGTTACCACTATCACTATATCTATATCTAATAGATTTTTGACTGCTATCTGTTAAGTTTTGACTTATTGGTTCACATAAAAATGAAGATGTAATTACTTTAAAATAGTTTTGTAATAAACTACCATCTGAATTAATATATTCAACTTTATATCCAACTAAACCATTATTTATAAACTTATTTGTATATTCAGCCGGTGCTTGTGTAATATCAAATACCAAACCTTTAACATCAGGTGATGAACTTAATACACCGCAATCCAATATTCTAGTTCTTATTTCAGCAGGTCTAATATATATATTATATATACCTTTTTGATTAAAATTTGCCGATGGTAATGTAAGATTATACATACCACCTAATATTTCATTAGTATTACCACCTGTATCTGCTGTATTAAAAACAGGGGCTATTATATCAATTGCATTTAACTTAGTAATTGTAGGCGCCCCAATAAAATCCCTTGTTGGGATATATATTGAAAACACTTCCATATCTGAAGGACTCGCATTTGATGGTTTAACCGTTCCAAAAGTACTCATATCTTATAAATATTGATTTAATTATTTTTCTTGTTCTTTTTTTACTTTAAAGAAATTATTATCATACACACTTATATCATCAACCGTATTTATATCACAAAACTTAAATATCGGTTCAAATACATTATTATCACCCCTTAAAATAAAGGCGTAATTATTTATTTTAGGTTTTTCAACAATACCTACCAATATATCCCTTTTAGTTATAGCCGTAAAAGTTAAATCATTTACACCTAAGCCATTAGGTGTGTATTGATAAAATGTTGTTACACCAGTAGTTGCCGAATATTCATAAAAATATAAATCAGTATTACCTGATTGTTTAATAATATATAATACAGAACCATCAACCTGATTTGTTTTACTTATAACCTGTTTACCTGCCGATACTGAACCAACATTTACAGTTTTTCCAGTTCCATATGTAATAAACTCAAATAAAGTACTTTCAGTTAAACCTTGTGTTGTTGTCCCTGTTACTTGTTTAGCGTAATAATCAATTGTATTAGGTAGTGTTGATGTTCCTAATGTGGTATAATTACTATCCACAGTATATGACGTATTAAAAAGAGTTGTTTTATAAATATTTACACTACTACTACCTGAGATGTATAAATCATACCTAAAACCAGGATAAGTCCAATTTAAACCAATATTTGGACCCAAACCTGAAGATCCCCTATCATACCTCAATATTTCATTACGCTTTAAAAAGTTATTATTACTATCAAAAGCATCTAAATAAAAATTAAAATATCTACTAGTAAATGACGATGATGACCCTAAATTAATAGCGGTTAAATAATTACCAATATGAACAGTTTGACAAGTTTTTGTAAAACCAGCACTATTTCTGGCGGTTAAACATACTGTATATGCGGTAGGAACACTTGAATATAAAATTGGTGGATTTTCGGTAGATGCTGTTAGTACATTTTGCACATCCCAAAAGTAAGAAAATGTGGGTGCTGTAGATGTGTTTACAATACTAACCGCAGTTGTTCCACTTGGATACGCAACAAAGTTTATATCACCCAACAATTGTTTAATATCCCAAGCAACATTATCATATACACCAATTTCTCTGGTATCTACATCTAACATAAAAGGTATTTGTATAATACCATTACTAATATTTAGTGTATTACCCCTAACCGGTAGTTGTAAACTACTAAATTGATTTGTACTTATTTTTATCTCTATCTTTTCCATTATAAAGTGTTTGGTGGTGGGAAATTAGTTGATTCTTGATTTGTAACCCTTATATCTGTTATAATTTTTTCATACATAGGTATTACCGTAGTCCCACTAACACTAGGGTTTATATCAAAAGATAAGGTGTTTGGGTTGTATAACCTAATACCATATGTTTTTGTTGATGAATTAAGGTTTAATTTTATAAATGTGTAATTATCGGTAAATTGGGTTCTATAAAAAATTGTACCATCTTTATCTGGATTTAATATATCACTTGTCGTAGATCCTGATTTTGTAATCATTTGAATGGATTTACCTGTTTTTGGATTATAAAAGGCAACTTGTAAATAAATTTCAGTTAAATCAGTACTTTTTGGTAAATAAATATTATTACCTAAAGTTTTATTATACCTATCCAAATTGATATTTGGTTTTCTTATTGAATCATAGGTAACACCTTTCGGTATTGAATAAAAATTAGCAAAATTAGGGAATATACTTAACACAGATGAGTAATTTATAGCGTTGTACCCAACCAGGTTAAAATTTGTTTCTTGCGTTTCAGATGTAAATATTAATTTATTATAATAAAACTGATCATACCCTGTCGTAGTTGATTTAGCGCTAATTAATATTCTATCTACTTGTTTTCTATTAGAAATATTATTACTACTAAAATAAGTAAATATAAATTGAGCGTTACTGATGGCTTGATTTGTAATAGGTTGTAAATTAACCTCACGTATTGATTTAAAATTACCACCACCAACATTTATAGTCCAACCATTACCATTATTAGTCCCAATAATTTGATTTTCCACAGGTGAAAGGTTAGTATTATCTCTGAGTGTATTCGCATAAGAATTAATAAAATACCCACTACCTGAATTAAAAACATTTTGTTTAAAGTAAGGATAAAAAGGATTGTTTTCACCAACACTTTCATCCCCACAACAAAAGAAATTAAATTGGTAATTTAAATCATTACCTTCGTATTGATATAAATCAACCTCAAAATCTACAACAGGGTTTATATTTCCCAAACCTTCACTTTCAACCCAACCCCTAATTAAATCCCCTTTATCGTCAGTAAAGTTTACTGTAAAGGGTATATTTAACGTTTTCGTTTGTTCAGTATTTCTTATCTCCATTTTTAACAAATATCTATATCATTTATTGATTGTAAAGTACCTAAACCACCACTACTAAAATTATAATTCGGGTTATAACTTAAACTTTTAATGTTACCGTTTGTCGGATTCCAATACCTACTTCTAAACGGTAAAATAATATCATTATATACGTAATGTCTACCATTTAAAAATGGGAAATTAGTGCCATTATCAGAATCATCAATTTCACCATTAGGTATTAATTCCCTCCACTCCCATAAATTGTTAACGTCATTGAATACAGCCCAACTTTCTTTATCTTCAATATTTGGACTACTATAAATTGTATTAGTGAAATATTTTAGTTTTATTGGGTGTAATAAATCAGTTTTAGTATACGTTGATGTAGTAGCACTAAATAAAGTTGAGCCGCTATAACCATATTTATCTTTTAATTTAAATAAATAACTAGGTATTTGTAGTACATATGTACTCAACTCTCTTTCATTATATTCAACAATATCACCAAATATAGTATCACCAATATTAATATTGTCAGATATAGATATCTTAGTTTCATCAGTATCTAAATAGTAAACCACAAAATGTTCAAATAATAAATCACTTTTCTTAACCTTATAATCATTACCATAATATTGTAATGTTTCCAACGGAACCGCACTATCTATCGGAGTGTTTGAAAATGTTGCATTGTCTATTGTCGCATATAATCCACCTTGTTCATAATTAACGATGTTTGCTGTTATTAAACTATCAGTAGCCCCTGTTCTAAATAAAACTGAACTACCTATAGGAAAATTACTTAAATTGTTATCTATGTATATCATAGAATAATTAGGTAATATATAGCTTTTAGCCACCTTAGAACCGAAAACATTAGATAATAAAGGTTTAACCCCCATAAAACTTATAATATTGTTAGGATAATTATTACCAATAGGTTTTTTAGTATACTGACTAAATAATGAAAATAACCTATCTTTATCATAATTAAAATCATCACCTTTTCTATATATGATAGATTCAGTTAATGACGATAAACCTAAAGATATTGTTTCAAAATCAGTAAACTGAATATGTTCACCAATATTTAAATCATCCAAACATTTAAAAACCGAAACATCGTCACTTAAAAAAATATCATTATTTGTTAAACTACCGTCACGGTAAGTATTTGTTAACCCAGACGTCATCAAACCTAAACCATACTGAGGTGTATTATGTAGCGATGTTCCGGTGATAAAAAAATTAACATTATTAACTAATAACTCATCAGATATAAACCCATTCCTACCCCCATAAAATTCATCATAAAAAGAATTCTTTTTTTTAGTTATAGTGTGATTAGTTGTAATTAATGTGTTTTTTTTCTTAAAAAAGAAAGATATTTCAGTTACAGGATTACCATTTTCATCTAATAAATTACTCAAATCAACTTCACCTTTATTAGTTAAAAAATAATTATTATTACCAAAACCATTTTTACTTAGAGGTGTGGTTAAAGTATAGTTATCACTATTTTCAATAACCTTATATTTCCTAATATAGTATTGAGATAAACTACCAATATCTGTTGGATTTATAAACCTTTTGAATTGTATATATTGTCCAGTAAATCCACTTAATTTAACCGTAAATAATTTAGATGTATTACCGTTATTATTACTACCCACACTAACTATTGGAAACACACCAATATCTTTTATAGTTGTCCCTGACACTGTTTTTACCGATATGTAATCACCCACAGATAAATTATGATTAAAATAGGAATTAAACACATTATTGGTAGATGCACTTATTTCAAATGACGTAAGTGTAGAATTGTATTTCGCAGGTATCCCATCACTAACTTTAAACGTATTAGTAATACCACTTTCTATAATATTTAAATTAATATTATTTTCCCTATCATAAGAATACATAGAATACATATCCCAATTAACAATATTCTCATTAACATACTCTAAATGTTGTTTAGAAAGGACTACAGAATCATAATAATCATCATACGATAATAATTTTTGTGTTCTGTATTGATAGGGTTCTTTTTGAACTATTTTATAATTAACAATACCCTTAAAAGCATATGTGTTTGTGTAAGCAGATATAATTGTATTTGGTGTAAAAATGTATGGGTTATTTGACGATGGTGAAGATATAAAATTATTACTCCAACCATAATAATCCCTATAACTAACATTCGGAGTTAACAAACCATTACCTGATACAGTTGTTGCACTTAATTCATATGAATCCGGCCATATATTTAACCAACAATATTGCTGATAAGCCCTTATATTTAAACTATCACCTAAAGCCATTGTTTCAGGTAATCCCATAAAACCAGCAACAGAATCATAACCATAGCTCGTTTTTAAAAGCTCACTACTAGTCATAGTATTACCATTCTTAATTGTAACAAAAAAAGAATATGTTTTATATTTAGGTATTTTTACTGACATAGACCCCCTAAATGTTGATAAATTAGTTCTTAACACATTTGATTGTGTGAAATTAGCTTCCGTTGTTCCTGATAAAAAAGCACCTATATTAATCCAACCTGTTGAAGCACTAACAATGATAGGATTACCTGGACTATTGGTGTAATTATCAACATCATATGAACCATCACGTTTAATATCAGTCGGTAAATACCAATAATCAATTAACTCAACTAATCTTTCTGAACCTATTGTTGTTAAAGGTGATATATTATTAACGATTATATCATCATATGGTGCAGTTATACTAAAAATTAAAGATTTGGCAGTGTATTGATTATTATTAGGATCATTATCCACAACATTTGTATTCCCAACCACTTTTATTGGATCATATAAAAAATCAATATTACTTAAATAACTGTCAAATGAATTCAACCCTTGTGCGTTACCATAAAATGAGTTAGCAAAGAGTTTTAAACCACTTACAGTAATAACTCTATATTCTAAATTACTTCCGTTAGAACTAGATTCTTCAATCTCCATTTTTATTGTTTCACCAACATTCAATGTAACACCACTTGTAACTATATTATTTGATGTCGGTAAAGTAGATAATGGACTAATGTTACCACTAAAAATTACTTGTGAGAAAACTGTTTCAGGTGTAGTTGCATCATTTTTTATAAAATTAATTTTTACTACAAAATCTTCGGCAGATGCACTAATATTCTTTAAATTAATCCTTGTTGTTGACCCAAAAGAATAAGTAGTTAACTCTTGAGCTGTATAACGATAATTTAAAATATCATATCCACTCGGATTAGAATCTTTTACTATAGTATTAAACGGTATTACCTGATTAGTACTTAATCCAACAAATGCGGTATTAGTGAAAATCCCAACATTAAAATTTCTATTATCATTAGGGTTATTTATTTCTTGTTTGTTTATATAATAATTAGTGTTAAACTCCTTATAATAGTCATTTATAAATGGATTGTTTATACCATTACTATAATACATTCCACTAACCCTCAAATAAGTTCTAAATAAATTAGAATCACGCCTTTCAAATGTGAATTGTTCATTTGAATTAATAGTGTAGTTATATAAACCCTCAATTGAATTTTTTTCTTTACTTTGAAGGTTTATTCTTAACTGGTTATCTCTATCCGGAGCCCCAATATATTTTCTATTGGGTATTAATATTTTTTTATTTTCCATTTATTAATTTATTTCGTTATATATGAAGTCCCTTAACTTCCAGAATTGATTACAAAAGAAATAATAATTTGTTACGTTATTATCATAAGGATTACGTTTTTGAGAATGTTCAACAATATCAAATATCTCATCAGTTATAGGATATAACATTAAATCCATTTCACTTAATTTAGGTGCGTTAACACCACCATTATTAGTATCAAAAATATCCTTGAGTGTTTCAATCGCATAAAATGTATTATCGTATTTATTCGCTTCAAATGTAGGTAGATACATATTACCAACAATCAATGGAAATACATTTCCTGTAGGTACTTTATAAAACTTTATTGATACATTATCTAAACGACAATTCATTCTATAAGAAAGAAATGATGTTTGTATCCTGAAGTACACAATATCATCATCACGTAAATCGTAATTTTGATCTATCGTAAATGTTACTCCCAAATATTTCCATTGTGAACCAACCCCAACAGAATTAGAAAATTTATCCAACACTATATTCACACCATTACGATACAACATTATTGAAAGTGTATGTACAGAGTTAGTACCTTTTCCCAATAACTTAAAATCAATTCTACCTTTAATTTTAAAAGTACCAGCATTTCCATTATTAACTTTAAAGTAACTATTTGTAGTCCCACCAAAACCCCAACTACCAATATTATTATTATTAAAATAATCCACAAAATCAAAACCCGTATTATTACTTCCAACTCTACCTATTGTGCCGTTAGGGTATAATCCAGTATCTAAATCACCTGTTTTTTGAAATGCTATATCATACCCATACGGACCATCATCATCTAATGGTAGCACATTCGGTCCTAATTTACTATTAGGTGAATTTATAAGAATAGTACTAATAAAAGAAACTAATTCTATATCACCACTTAAAGGTTTTGTTGAGTATAAATTAGGTAATGGTGAATACATACTTTTTAATAAAATATCACTGTATTTTAAATCATTTTCAATATTTAACGCAGAATTATAACCACCATTATTTTCAATATTTAACGCAGAATAATAACCATACTTTGTCCATTGACTTGCTATCGTATATATATTACTACGTCTATTCTCATAATCCCAATTTAACTCCGCACCATTCCTATATCTAGTACCAACATCTTCATTAGGGTATGGATAATATGTAGGATCTATCGAATTATAATAACCATTAGGAAACGGTGAGTGAGGATAGTATTGTGCATTATATTTAATGTCATATTTAGTAACCGTAGTTAATCCTGTAGATCCATCCAATCCAATTTGTTCGACTAAATCAGCACTATTATTTAAATTAAATCCAATTGCCGATGCTCTAGTGTATGTTCTACCGTCATTCAAATTAACACTAACTTGATCATTGGTATAAATCATTAAACAATAAGGTGTTTTAGTACAAATTCCAGTTGGGTTACTAGTAAAATCATCATTTGTTTTATACCAATTACCTTCTTCATCTATATTATATCTATCCCACTTACAAGGGATAACAGCGTAAAATGATCCATCAAGAAATACATCAGCGGAGACATCAGGGTTATCAACATCATAACCGTCAAGTAAAAATGAAACCTTACCACCCATATTTTGTTTTGACGTAGCTAACGCAATATTATTAATGACATACGTTGGCTCTATTGAATTAAAAACACTATAATCAGAATAGAATGAACCTATTATATAATTACAAGGTTGATATTTATAGTCTAATTTATAGTCGTATCTATTAATACCAATTTCACAAATATCGTTATCACCAAAAAAAGATTTAACTTGTACTTGAGCACCTCTTGATATTAAAGTTCCGCTAGAATTAACACTTTTATTATCATTAGGAGTTTGTTTTTGTATTACAGACACATTATCACCTGTTTGATTTTTTACACCAGATCCACCACCAAAATTACTAAGAGTTGCACCTGTTACAATAATTGCGCTACCACCACCTTCACCACCTCCAACACTTCCAGATATATTTCCAACGTTAATGGTTTGACCTTTAGTAGATCCTGTAACTATTTGTCCTCCATTAGCTGTTTTAGGTGATAGATTTACTTGTTGATCCGATTTAAAATCACTTTTATTTTTTTGACCCGTAGCTAATTGTTGAGCTGGTGTTGTACTTAACGAACCAGCGTCAGTGCTATCAAAGTTCATTAATAAATCACCACTACCTAATGGAACACCAACTAAAACATAATCACCGTTTTTATTGGTTGATGTTACATATTTAAAATATTTTTTATAGACATATTCTAACGCAGAATTAGCCATAACTTCATCTTCACTTGGAAAACCACCGACAGGATAATGATTTTTATTTACCTTATATTTAGGTAGTAAAGGGTAATCTGAATTAACAATACTATTATAAATGGTACTAATTAATACGTTATTTGAATCGGTATCATCTAAAGGTATAATATAACCAATTTTAACGTTTTCCATCGGAAAATTATTACTGTCAACAACCCTACCTATAATAACACCCCAATCACTACAAGGATTAGGATAAACATCCGTTCCGTAAATACTTAAAGTTAAGACATCAAGAATATCAAAATCTTGTTCCAGATTTACTTTTAAGTATTGATTTTGATCGGGAAGTATTTTAGTTTTAATTCTATATTTCATTATATATATAAATAAAAGATTTTCAAAAAATATAAATAAATATATTTATTGTTATGGCTAGTATAGGTATATTTTTTCCATTCACAGAAAGTGAAACTGAATTTATTAAACAAACAACTACAACTAATGACGAAATACGTTCATCATTAACACATTTATTATTAACCAATAAAGGTGAAAGGTATTATAAACCAGATTTTGGAACAAATCTTAGAAACTTTATTTTTAATCCAAATGATAATACAACATATGAAGCTATGAGAGAAGAAGTAAAAACTGCTGTTAGTAGATATTTCCCACAATTACAAATAACAGATATAATAATAAACGCAAACCCAAATAACGAAAGAAGTGTAAATCTTCAAATTAAATATATAAATAATGCTTCAATATTTGGTAAGCAAGATACAATTAATATAACAATATAATGGCAGAAAGAAAAATATCATACGCAGAACGTGAATTCACAGGTTTAAGAAATGAACTTATTGGTTATGTTCAAACTTATTATCCTGATTTAATCACTAATTTTGGTGATGCTGGTTTATTCTCAGTATTAGTGGATATAAATGCAGCCGTTGCGGATAACTTAAACTTCCATATCGATAGAAGTATTCAAGAAACTTATCTTCAATTCGCACAACAAACTAATTCAATCTATAACATCGCTAGAACCTATGGTTTAAAAATACCAGGAAATAGACCTTCAGTTGCCGTATGTCAATTTAGTATAAATGTCCCTGTTGATGGTGATAAAGAAGATGTTAATTATTTAGGTATACTTAAAGCAGGGACTAAAATTAGTGGTGGCGGTCAAATATTTGAAACAATAAATGATATTGATTTTTCTTCAACAATAAACTCAAATGGTGCTCAAAATAGATTAAAATTACCTATTTTTGATACAAATAATAAAGTAGTTTCATATCAAATTATTAAAACTGAAATCGTTGTAAACGGTGAAACAAGAACACTTAGACAAATTATAAACCCATCTAATGTTAGACCATTTTTTCAAATTATTTTACCTGAAAGAAATGTTCTTTCTGTTAGTTCAATAGTTGTTCAAGATGGAACATCAATTACTACAATACCTGAAGATTCAGTATTTTTTGATGATAATCAAAGATGGTTTGAAATGGATGCATTAGCCCAACAAAGAGTTTTTATTGAAGATCCTAACCTTCCTATTGTTGATGGGATTAGACAAGGTAAATGGGTTAAAACAAATAAAAAATTTATTACGGAATATACACCAGAAAACTTTATGATTATCACATTTGGTGGTTCTGAAACAGATAATGATGCAATAACTCAATTTACTTTAAATGAGTTTAATATTGATTATAATGAACTAACTAATAACCCTGTATTAGGTTTAACACCAAAAGCAAATACCACAGTATTTGTTAAATATAGGGTAGGTGGAGGACAACAGTCAATCCTTAACCCTAACACCCTTACAAGAATTACATCATCTAATTTTTTAGTTAATGGACCTAACTCAACTATTAATACAGCTGTATCTAATTCGTTAAGTGTAACAAATGTCACCTCTTCATTGGGTGGGGCGAATCAACCAACAATAGAAGAAGCTAGAAACTTTATAGGTTTTAATTTTGGAGCTCAGGAAAGATGTGTAACTCTTGAAGATTACGACTCACAAATATTTAAAATGCCGGGTAAGTTCGGAGCACCATCTAAAGTTAGTGTTACCAAAACAGGTAATAAGATAAATGTTAATATTCTAACTACAGATGTGAATGGTAATTTAACAAGTAATATTAATTCAAACATCGCAAATAATATTGCAACTTACTTATCGCAATATAGAATGATAAATGATTATGTTGTTGTTCAACCAGCTCAAGTCGTAAATCTTGGGTTTGTATTAGATGTTCAATATAATAAACAATACCCACCAACTGATTTATCTTCAGCAATTGTAACAAACATTGCCAATATATTTGATAAATCAACCCTTGCTTTAGGTGATGATGTTTATTTAGGGGTTGTTAAAAATGCAATTATGAATACACCAGGTGTGTTAAACTTAACATCACTTAAAGTTTATAATAAAGTGGGTGGTATTTATTCACAAAATACATCAGTTCAAACCGTGGCTTCCGATGGTGAAATACAAATAACAGAAGAGATAATACTTGCCGATGATAATCAAATATTACAAATATTAAACCCCTCTGTTGATATTGTAGTTAGATTGAAATAATTAATACATCGTTAATACTGCATGATTAATTTCCTGCTCACTTACTTTAGATAATATTCTTAAAATATCTCTTTCAGTATCAATAGAAACCCTATAACCTTTTTTACTATATTTAATAACCCTACTAATTAAAGACGTTGGTGTCTTTAATCTTTTATTTATAATTATTACTTTACCCCTAATGTCAGTAAAAAATCTTTCATTATAAACTATTTGTTTTTTGCTAATATCAACACCACACATCACACAAGTAAAATCAAATTGATTTATTATTTCATTAACACCTCCAAATGAATATCTAAGTGGATTTATGATTTGATATTTTTTATTTTCAATGGTAAATGTTATGGCATTTATAGTAACATGCTTACTAAAACTTTTTTTTAACCCATAATGTAAATTATCCATATCATTAATAGCGTTTTGATAATCATTTTCATTTGAAAACCAAATATCGAAGTCATTTATTTTTTCATCTAATATTATAGATGTTAATGCACCACCAGCAATTATTGCGTTATTATTAGTTAATATATTAATAACATCACTGTCTATATGTACGTTACACAAACTATCTATTATTGATGATTTATAATAATCTAAAAACAAATTCATATCTATATTAATAAGATCAAAAATGTTTGAAGAATAACAGTTATCAGACTTATCCCAAATATATACAAGTTTGTCACTTGTTAATTGAACAATAAACTTTTTAAGTTGACTGTCATATGGTAGTTTTTTAGAAAATACTAAAAAAAACATATCACCATTTTTTATATAACTATCCCATTGATTATTAATTTCAGAAGAAATACACCATTTAGTTCCTTTACCATATAAAAACATAGCTTCCATTGTAAAAACACTTTTTACAATAAAATCTTCATTTTCATAAATCACTTTAGAACCATCATTTTTAATTTTTTCTTCTTTCTCTGTTTCAGATTCTAAACTATCAACATAAAAGATAAAATCATTAATTGTTTTAAATGAAAAAATATCTCTAAATTCAACTGGTATTTTATCAATTAATCTCTTATGTTTTTGACATATAAAATTAAATGATGGGTGTAAATCACCACCCTTATACACCATATTTAACCACTTCTTATATTTTAAATCAATATCTAAATTAAATATATCCATAATTATTTATTATTAAAGTATAAAGTATCATTAACATTATATTCGACAGTACTAAACACCGTATAAGTTAACGTATCGTTACAAGTATTATATTTATAATACCCATCTTTTTTTTCTTTTGTTTGTATTATAAAAAATAATACTGTACTAAATATCAATGTTTTCATATGTAAAAATATATTAAAATAATTTAGTAAAGACAAACATTTTCCCTCTTTAAAAATTAAAAAAAAAGGCGGTATAATAACCGCCCTTTAATAACCACATTTTAAATTTTAAGAAATTATTGAGGATTTCATAGCTTCCATTATGTCTTCCGGTATCTCACACCCATTAGGTCCACTACAAGATACAGCTCCCATAGTATCCATATTAACATATTCGGGTTGTTTAATAGCCGTATTAAAATTAAAATCCCTTTGTTTTAATTCA